GCGATTTGTCGATGCAAAATTCACGATTGCGAAAAGATTTAAACACAGAACAGCTATTGTTTGTTAACTCTGAGTTGGAGCGAAAAGGGAAAAAGAAATCTACAGCTTATCTGCTCTGGTTTTTCTTGGGCAACTTCGGCGCTCATCGCTTTTATGTTGGAGATGTTATTCAAGGCATTTTGATGCTGCTAACTCTTGGCCTTTTTGGGATTTGGACTGTTATAGATGGCTGTCTGCTCTACTACCGCATCGAAGACATAAACGCACAGATCGAACATGAAGCCATTATGACTATTGGAAACAAATAAGGAGGATTTGGACATGGATCAGAACGTTACAAACCATTCTGATGTATCCGAAGTGAAAAAATGGAACTGGGGTGCCTTTTTTCTCGGGCCGATATGGGCGATCGGCAACAGAGTCTGGATTGGTTTGCTCGCACTTATCCCAATATTCGGCATTATCATGAATATCATATTAGGCGCTAAGGGAAGTGAATGGGCTTGGAAGGCGAAGTCTTGGAAAAGTGTCGATCACTTCAAAAGTGTTCAGAGAAAATGGGCTTGGTGGGGATTAGGTGTTTTTGTCCTCTTCGTCATTTTCGGCCTCGCTTTCGGAGGAGGAGATACGTCTAACAATCAACCAGTAGCCGACAAACCGGCGGTGTCATCACCTGCCCCAGCTAAGAAGCCAGAACAGCCCAAAGTAGCGAAAATTGGTCAGTGGGTCAAAGCCGGGAAGCTGGAATATCGGGTTGATTCCGTTGAGGAGAAATCCGAACTCAAAAACATAATGGGATCGAAGAAGCCAAGCGCCGGTAATTTCGCTATCCTGAAAGTATCAGTAAGGAATAATGACAAAGAGTCAAGGGTCATTGATTCCAGTATGATGGTGCTGAAAGATGCACAAAACCGATCTTTTGAACCGGACACAGACGCGATTTTATATGTAGTGGATGGAAACGACGAAAGCAGCTTTTTAAATGAGGTTCCCCCGACTGGAACAAAACAGATTACTTTGGTTTACGACATTCGCGGCGATGTAAAGAACTACACCTTTCACGCCCAAAGCGGATTCGGTTGGGCTGATACAGGATCAGCAGCCGCTATTTCCTTAGCTAAATAAAAAAGGCCCCGACATCGGGGCCTTTGCTGATGAAAAACGTTATATCATTTTTACGTCATTCTCGGTAAATCGGAGGTCTTTAATTTCATTCAGGTCGATCCCATACTTCGCATAAATTTTGATAGTGTTTTCCCCTGTCAACTGAGCATCATCGAATCCGAGCAAGGAAGCAATCTTAATGACTTCTTCTCGGGAATTAGCTTCAATTTCCAAATAGGGTGGAATCATCGGCCATTCATCGATCTCCAAACGCGCCCCATCCAAAATGAAACTAGTCCGACGATTTTCTTGATATCCTTTCGCTTTATACCCGAGCTTTTCCAGCATTTTGTTTGCCGTTTCAAAACTGTCAACAGAAATTTCTGTTTCTTCGGTTCCATCAATCCCGTCGTGATGGATTTCCTTGATGGTGAGTGTGATTTCTTTTCCTGTATCCCTGAGCCTAATCCATTTGCTTTTGTTTCCAGGCGTAATGTCGTAAACATATCTTCTCATTAATGCTTCCCCGACTTTTTCTCCACCTCGGCTGAGAATTTTGTCTTCCATTTCAGATGGATTGATTTCGAGAATTTTTCCTTCGTATTCAGTTGCCATAATTACACTCCTCCATTTCTGAGCCAAAAATTGATGGTACTCTTTTTCCCGTAAAGCAATAATCTCATCGCGAACACTACTCTTAACAAAGTTTTCAACTGGCATACACAAATCCATCCTCTGAATACACACACCGACCTGATATCCGCCAGATCGATCACGATAAAGTCTGACGCCATAATAACCTTCTTGACAGTCGGTATCATTGTTAAATCGGCAATTGGAGCATGTTGTAGGGAGTCGAACTGGTCGGATTTCTTTGAAATAAAGGATTCGTCCAGACGGTAACCGGTACGCTGTACGGCACCCCGATACCCCGGCGGTCACATATTTCGCAATGGGGACCGCATTTAGATCATTGAGAATTTGGTGAATGGCATCAATGGAAGGTTGTCCATCATCCAGTGAGTTGAGCAGACGAACGGAAAGGGATGGGGAATACTCATCCAAAAGCCTGTAGACGCGTGGGGCGTGACGATAATCGGGAACAACAATATTGGCGCTGACCTTGACTCCACTTCGAATTGCCATTTGAATGGAGTCCTTGAGGGCCGAGATTTTCCGTTCGGCGAGCACGGGGTTTCGATATTTTTCATGCTGGACTTGGGCCAGTTCTTCTGCGGTGGTTCCGAAAATCGAAAAATTGACCCGGTCAAGACCGGCAACGGCACAATCCAACAAGACACGAGCACCATTTTCTCCATTGGATGTCATACACACCTGGTAGCCAACCGATCTGGCCAGTCGAATGATTTCGGGTAGTTCTGGATGTAATGTCGGCTCCCCTCCTGTTAGATGAAGCTCATTCACTTGCAAAGATTTGCGCAGCATCTTCAATACATTCGCAAATTCTTCATTCGGTTCCACGGTTCCAGGTAGAAACCGGACGCCGTTGGTCTTCGCATAGATGGATTTGCGCCCGGATGGTCCTGCGTCGATCCAATCCCCTCGGATTCGCTTCAGATTGTCAGCGACCACTGGGGTTCCTTCGTTGTGGCAAAACACACAGGTCATCCCACAAGAATCGATAATTTTTACCCGTAAGCTACGATTTTTATCTACATACACAGGAAGCTCGGAGATGGGAAACGTGATAGGCAAGACAACTACCTCCCTTTCTATATTGACACCTCAATTTCCTTCTCGATTTTCAATAATCCTAATAACTAGCGAAATAACCGAAGTCGATCCAGGTCAACCTTTGGACCTTTTAATTCTTCCAATTTGACCTGATGAGCATGGAGGAAACAATTTATTTTCTTCTCGTTTTTAATGACTTTTCTTTTTTGGCGGTCAATGTCGATGATGATTAATTTCTTTTCAGTAAAATCAAACCAAAATTTAATCATGTGGATCACCGGTGACTAACTGAAAATATCAATCGAAAAACCCGAAATGAAGTGAATGTTTTCAAACCGAGCTTGGATGGTGTCGAGTAGTGGAATGTGCAATTCCTGACCATCCTTGGTCATCAGTTTTACAATTTTCTGCCTCTTCTCAGGAGAATGAATCAATTGAAGTGTTACCTCGTTTACATCTTCTCTATTTTGAAGATCAATTACCTCAATACTTGGACGTTGTTCTAATTCAAGCAACAATTGAGAAATTTTTTTGTTACTCCCTTCAATTTGAAGCTTAATCAAACTTGGCGACCTCCAATCTCAGGTGAATTTAACTAAATTATAAGATTGTCGATTGAAATTTTTCAATATTTTGCCATTTCATGTTTTTTAGCTAAAATAAGATCTTCTTAACTACCCATTAGAGCGAAATAATAGCGATTTTACCTCTTCCTCTCTCATGACTTCAGGAGAAAAAACTAAAATATTATAGTCAGACGATTTCGCTTATTTGATATATAATTAATTACAACAATACTCGGAGGAAAGAAGTGTTTCGATTGTTTCATGATCTTGATGAAAGTATTGTCCGTTACATTCTAAGGAAAAGAAGGAAGGAAAAGAACTTAAGACAAGAAGATATTTCCGGCCTATCACCTGCAACCATTAGTAATATCGAACGTGGCAGGATAGAAGAAGTAAGTCGGGAAACTATCCTTTATTATCTTGGTATGCTGGATTTAAAAAATATCGATGAGTTAACTACATTGGTAAATATCGAAGCTGAAAAAATCGATAACTTAGCCTCTAGACTTGAATCTATTGAGGCTATGATTGACGATAAAAATCATGATGAAGCGGATAAATTACTTACTCAAATAGATATCGAAAAATTCCACCCTCTAACTCCTTTTGTTCATTTTTTGAAGGGACGTTGTTTTTACGAACGAAAAGAAGTGGATAAGGCTGAAGAGAATTATCATTCAGCCATCCGCCTCTGCAAACAACAAAAACTGGAGCCAAGGGATAATATAGTGGCCATCTGTTACAATGAATTAAGTATTCTGTGTTACAACCAAAATAACATTAATAAAGCGTTAGAATATGCGGATAAAGGGTTAAATGAATTTAACGAAAACAAAGAGAAAAAGGATATTAAATACGCTCTTTACAATAATAAAATCCTATGTTTGCTGAAGCGCTCCGAAACAGATATGGCTTCACAAATATTAAATGAAGTATGGCCAATGATTCCGGAAATTGATAGTATTCGAGTCATCCTAAATCTGTACAAGTTTAAATCGATTATTTTACGCCAGAAAAGAGATTACGATACAGCGACCCAAATTTGCAAAGAAGGAATTGAGATTGCCCGCCGAAACCGAAATCAGAATCGTCACCTTGACCTTTTAAATGTATTGGGAAGCATTTATTTACTTGAAAAAAAATACGAAAAAGCGGAACAGCATTTTATGATTGTATTGGAATCAGATCCTAAACAAAAATACACCCGGCGCCTAGTTGATGCACATACTTACCTCGGACTTCTATATACCAGTCAAAAGCAATTGGAACTGGCAGATTACCATTTGGCAAAAGCGATTGAACTGGGACGAAATATCCATGATATATATAGACTCACAAAAGCGTTGATTGTCTATGGCAATTATTTTCTTAGTCAAAGGAAATATGAAAAAGCAGCTTCCTTTTATGAAGAAGCTGCCGAACTGACTGAAAAATATAGTTATAAGCACAGGCAACATACAGCTTTATTGAATTTAATACACTGTTTAGATATTATGAAAAAAGAAGAGGCAACCATTAAGTATCTGAAAAAACACTACGCACTTCAACGCGATCTAAAAATCCAAAGCGAGGAGGACGAAATTTATGAGCTTGAATAACAACAGCTTCTTTTACTTTGGAGATGATGATGACACAGATCGTTGTTAATCTTTCTATTTATCAGTAAGCAACCATTTAAATTATATCCAATTGGAAGAAACCTGTAAACCGGCTTCTTTGTTGGGTTTACAGGTTTTATTTTGATTTATGAGTACCCTGATTTTTGGGTATGTAAAACCTCCTCATAAGGGAGGTTTTTTCTTTTTGAACAGATAAATATAACATGAATAATTTTATTTTCGAGAGGAAGATGTATTTGTGAGAGCATTAGTAGCGGCCCTGATCGGGGCTCTCCTTCTGGTTGGCTGTTCAAGTGATGCTGCGCCAAAACAGCGGGCACCGGTGAAAAAGGAAACCAAACAAGCGGAACAAACCGCATCGCCGCAGGCCGAATCCGCTGATGCTGTCAGACAATACAAAGGTGATCTTCAAACTCAGATGATGGACCTCAAAACTAATTTGGATACTACAGTCGTGAATGAAACAAACGATCTGATGATGGCCGCTAAAATGTATTATGCGCTTGATTCGGGTCTTACGAATATTGAGACTATGGACGTGCCTGACCCATTGAAAGAAAAGCACCAAAACCTCGTCACCAATCTACAGACGGCTAAATATTTGTTGTCGGAAGCACAATCTGATTTTACTAACAGCGATTCAGAGAGCGGCAACGCAAAGGTAGAGCAAGCAATGGAGTCTATTACACGGGCGGAATCTGTATTATCTGAGATATTGAAATCCCCCTCGCAGTGAGGGGGATTTTTCATTGCCCTGGCAAGTGGAGATAGTGGAATGGATTCGCTAAGAATTTATTGAACTGATCAGCTACTGAGTGATACCCGATGGCATAGGCACCGTTCCTTGGGGACCACGCGGAATAACAACGACAGGCATTAATAACACGCTGTTTAATGGTGTCGTCAGTCGGCGTATCCTTCCAACCGCCACCGGGAATTGGTTGACCTTTGCTTTCATAGTCGTTCCGGGTGGCCATCGAAATGACAAAGCGAACGTAATTGGTGATCAACCCGGCACTGTACAAGTCCATCAGAGCTTGTCCGCAAGCTGCATGATCGGGATGAATATCATGGTAGCTGAGGGTATAGTGGTCCGCATCGGGGAACATCGCTATATATTTTTCGATTACGGAACGAGCTTCGGCATAAGTCAAATTTTCCCCGCCATCGCTGTTCGGATCATCGAGATATTCGATATATTGATTCTCCTCTGGCACTCCGAGCTGGCGAAGGGCGTTATAAAATTCCTCTTGTCTTGCTGCCGCGAATTGGTCAACGGTTAGCGGTGCATAACCTTCAAAAGAAGGGTTATGAGGAAGAACCCAGTAGGAACCTGTTTTTGTTCCGTTGATTACGTCTAGCGCTCCCGACTGCCGGCCGTGTGTCATGAGGACGACATGAGTCGGTCTGCCGGCTGCGACATGCTCGGCTATGGTGATTCCCATGTTGAGTGTCTCGTCATCTGCATGGGGTGAATAAAAAACAACTGGTCTTGCCATATTGATTCCTCCTAAAAAAATCCCCCGGCCTTAAGACCGAGGGTAAATTTTGATTTCTTTGGCTTCGCTGTCTACAGCTCTTTTGACTGATTCCGCAATTTTGTCAGAATAAACGGTATCGATCACCACCTTTCCATCCGCTTCTACGCGATACGTCGGTCGGAAAAGAGAATGCCACGTTTCCTGTCCGACGATCCCATCAACTTTCAATCCATATTGTTTCTGGTACGCCTCCACTGCCGCCTTCGTTTTCGGGCCATAATATCCATCGGCCTCGATTTCCAGACGTTGCTGAACCTGTTTCACCAATTCCCCTTTAGAACCAAGCGATATAGGGAGTTCATTGTCGTTCCGGTATGTGATTTTTGGCATGCTTTCACCTCCTCCCGATTTGATTTGATTGATGAAGGTGTTCCAATAAGTCAAAATGTGTCGCGGGCAATTCTTTCCGCTCCAGTGCTGGTGCGGCACCACTCGGTCGATCGGAATCCCGTGCTTGTCCATAAGATAATGAATGAGCCAGATCGCATTCGCTTTCGCTTTTTCAAAATCCCCATCGCTGTTCACGCAAATCTCAATCGCCAAGGATTCCATATTTCCGGCACCCCGTCCATCGCCGGCATGCCAAGCGACCTCGTTATCAGGGATGCTTTGCCAAATCTCATGGTCATCCACCGTATAATGCCAAGACGCGGTCCGATCGTTCCCGTTGTACTGCAATTTGGCATGAGCGGCAGCATCAGCCCCGGGCGCTGTATTGTCGGTTTCATGAACGGTGATATACTTTGGCGTCATTTTAATGCCCGGGCGAGTCTTGGTATTGCTCGTTGGAATCAACAATTGCTTGATCTCCATGTTGATACTCCTTTCTATGAAGTAAAAGAGGGCAAAAGCCCTCTTAATCATTGTTGAGGTTGCTGAGGTTGTGCCTGCTGTTCAGGTTGTTTTTTCAGAGCCAAAAGGCCCTCCTTCACGTTCTTCACACCCGAATGCACCCCGATAGCAGATAAGCCGAGCGATAACCCGGTAACTAACCCCTGTTGCAGATTAGCCGGGTCAACTAAAAAGACTCCAGTAAGTACCCCGAGTACCACGGCCACCAACGGCGCGTATTTTTGCGGGAATCCTACTTCTTTGAGCAAAGCACAAACAGCCACAATTGCCCCGACAGCAGATACACCAAAGATTTGAATGTCAAACATAGATATCATCCTCCGATTCCTTTTTGTACAAAATAAAAAAGCGCTCCAATCGCGCCTGCAATCACTTCTGATATGATGATCCCCCATAGCCAAAGTTGACGGGTTTCCACTTCTTTCGCTTTTTCATATGCGTCATTTGCCCTTTGTTGAGCATCCTCCGCCAGATTTATTGCCTGTCTGCTTCGCTCGTCGGCATTATTTGCCGATTGGATTCGGGTTTCCAGTACATCCAGGCGGGCCTCGATTCTTTGCAAGGATCGTGTCACCTCTTGGATCAGCTCGTACATCTCCTTTGGGGTGATCACGACCGCTACGTTTTCCTTTTCCAATCGGTTTCACTCCTCCACTACCTTGTAATTGTTTTTTTGATCAATCGTGAAATACTCATCGGGAATTGGTTGATACATTTCAGGCGCATAGCTTGGATCAACTACAACAAAATGCGGTTCCCCACCATAAGAAAAGGAACAGCCTGAAGATTCACCCGTAAATTCGACCGTGCATTCTGACTCATACCACTTGATGTCTGTGCAGTTCTGGAAAACATCGATCACATTGTTATTTTCGGGTGGCAAATAGTTGATGATATTCATTGGTGTAGTAGCCATGTATCAACACTCCCTTACTGGTAAGTGATTTTTAAAATGGCTGAATCATCGAAAATAGCATAGTAAGCATCATCCCCGGAAGCGGTGTAGAGGGCTATGCCTTTTGCAGTCCCATTTTGAAATGCAGCGAAGAATGAACTGGGCAAGTCGATCCACAGGGCATCACCTCGATTAAAGGTGGCATACACATATTCACTGGACACAGAGGGTTGCCCGCTTGGTCTGCCGGTATAGTTATGGTAGCGAATAGTCACTTTAGTGGAACCATATCCACCCGTGTCCTTCCTTTTGCAGTAAAACTGCATTCTTTTAATGGTCTTCCCTGTCACTGTTGAGGATGGGCCATTGTTAAAGAACCAGCAACCGATGTTATTTCCATAGGTCGACCATTGCCCCTGCTTAACCTCTCCGGTATTCCGCCACAGATTGTATTTCATCGACCAGGTATTCCCTTCTGTTGAGTTCCAGGAAGAGGTGTAAGTGGTTGTCGGGTTTGAAGGAGTAGTCCCATTGTTACCACTGGTAACCCCTACTACCTGGCCGCCATACTGTGAGTTTTGAGGAGAGGAGGCATTTGGTACCGTTCCTCTGACACCTACAAACCCCGCATATTCCGCAAATACCCCATAAGAAGAATTTCCGCCTGTACAGTCATGCACCATCGCTCTTCCACCATAACTGGCCCTAATATTTTCCCTGTTCGCTCCATACATTTGGCACTGATAGAAATAGCAAAAGCTGTTGTCGTATACTGCAACTGTGGCAGACGTGGCCAGACTGGGATTTCCGGTATTTCTCACCCCTACAAAAGTGCAGTTGCTAAAGTAGACATAATTGCTGGTGTATACCTGTGCAACTGCTGTAGTTTCACCGTCTTTTCGATTGATTATGGCATTATAAACATTCACTCTAACACTGCAAGACTGAACTTTAAATGTTCCGGTCATAACGTTGTTATTAAACTGGAAGTTGAAACTACCACTTCCCTGATACCCAATGATGAAGACATCATTGAGAATGTTGATAGTTATGTCACCATCAAAGGCTCTGTCTGTAATACTCAATACTTTATCGACCGATGCAAAGGCGGTAGCAGATGTTAACCCATCATTTTCATCTGAGCCAGTCTGAGGGTTAACATAATAGGTGATGTTATCATTTGTCCCAAGCGTAACCACATTTGGAGCAATAACTTTTCCTGCAATCACGGTCCCCAAAGCAATTTGATTGCTATCTGCAATGATTTGAGCCTCACCATTTGCATATTGGACAAATGAATTTAGCTGGTCTAAGACTAAGTCCTGACCATAAGCCCCTTTGATCCCCGGCCCGCCGATATAGATGTTGTAGAAAATGTCCCATCCATCAGTGAGACTCCCTGTCACTTTGAAGCTTCCAGATTCAATGGGGTAATTGACAGGAGAAGCTGTATAGAAAACCTCTTTGTCAAACTCCCCATATAACCTGTAGTTTCCGACATCCTTTCTCAGCAGGTAGTCAACAGATACCTTATTCTCACCTTCTGTTGGAAAAGAAACAGGGATTGTTTTTAGATCATTTCCGTTGGCATCCTGAACCTTGATGGTTCCTGTGGTGTTGTCATTGAAGGTAAACACTGAAACATCGCCTAAATGGATATTTTCAGTGACTTCAATGTCTATATATCCCGGATCTGATGAGTAGTATCCATTCTCTTCAGGTTTAGGTGCATTCGCTACTACATGTAAACCAGTTCCCGCTGCAACTTTTGCGGTGGTAAGGGTTTCGTTTATTTGCTTTTTGATTTCATTGATCCGATCTGTTCCTGTAATTTGGATCGGCTGGTAATCCCCCAACGTCACCTGATTTTTACTGGGGTCCGTGAGTGACGTTTTGGTTTCGACGATCTGAGCCTCTAGCACCAATTCTGGCTGAAAGGTAGCGTCCTTAACGATGATGTAGTCATACAGCTGAACATCGTCCTCGGGTAAAAGCGCAACATCTACTTCATACGTAAGAGCCGGTTTGGTTCGCTTTTTCAGCTCTTCGAGGGTATTGTTGAAAAGTTCCACCGGGTTGGTGGCCTTGTCATCCTTAAAAACACCAAAAATATGTTTTCCGTCTTCAGACCACTGTTGAAGCGCATCTTGGTCGCCTACCCATTTGGCCCCGCTGGGCTTTTCATAGGGATAGGAAAGGGTCGGATTGTACGTTTCAAAGGTCAAAAGATTTCCGTTTGAGTCTTTGGTTCCAATTCCATATAAGGCGGTCACTAACGGGCTATTGCCTTCTGTTCGCTTGACACCCTTGAGGTTCAGACCATAGACAAACGGTTTGTTGAGAGTACGTCCACGACTTAGTCGGGCATGAACAAGGCGGTTCACGACTTGGAGACCGGAGAATTGAACCACAAACTCAATCTGCGCCCCGAATTGATCCATAACTTGATGTAGTGCATCCAAAGAGGTGACCACATCATCAAATTGCAGGTTCTGTGTGGTGGAAAGCTCAACATCTTGTGGTCGTCTTCGGTGTTGATGATCCGAAACAAATTGAATTGACCATTTTTCAACGGGTAAACGATTTTGTTTCCGACCACCAGATTTTGTGCCTGGGGATGATCGGCTGGTACGGAAAACTCAAATGTCAGATAGGCGTATTCGATGCGTTCCGTCCGTAGATCATCGAAGAATGGGCAAGAGTTAGGAAGTGATGGATTCAAAACCCCGATCGCCTTCTCGAATCGATCCAATACATATAGATTTGGAATTTTGTTCATCACAACCACCTCTCCCGAAACTTCACGTAAGAATTTGTGATGATGTCACTTGGAAAAACAGAAAGAGTATTGTCCCCTTTTCCCAAGCTAATGAAGGAACTGCCCGGGTCCATTTGATAGTAAAAAGCCTCTTGGTTCCCGTTACTGGTTTTTGTGATTGTTCCGGCGGCGCAATCAATATCCAGCATGTCGCCTGGTTCAAACACATAGGGAACTTCAGTAGAAAGCAACGTTTTTTCGTTCCACACTTGAATTTGTTCGATATAGTTGGTGGAAACAGCACTCCGGGTTCCGTATGTCCCAAAGTGGATCTGAATGCCTGCCAGCTTTTGATTATATTGATTGTCCTTGTCGATATAAGAATAGGAAAACGTGTCATACAGATTCCCATTGGAGTCACGGCGGGAGCAACTGAACTCCCATCTTTGGCCAATCCGAGTAATACGAATCGGGCCATTGAACTGCTTCCAGTGACCAACAGGGCCGGTGTAGTTCACGAAAGTATGACCAGTTGAGAGATTCCCCGCCCGAGCCTCCATGTAGGGATTTTCGATACCTGCATCGCTGTCCCGGATGGCTATTTTCCCAATGACCGCGTTATTGACGTCCAGTAGATAGACTTCAAGCCGGCCAACCTGATAACCGTATCCGGACTTGAAACCGGCTTCCACTTGGACGGTGAAGTCCTGAATCTGCTGACCAAGGGATTTCACTCCTGCCGGTCCGTGCCATTGCGTTCCACTTCCATAATCACTTGCTTTGATCGAGCTCCCGTCAGAGACCAGCGAACCGGCCACCACTCCCCCATCAACCCCGATCCCTGCTGTATAACCAGCTACACTGGAACAAGGATCATCCAAAACCTTTGTTCTTTTCGTTGTTGGAGTCTGTGTGTCGACGTTCGTCGGCTGGCCGAAATAAAGGTATTCACCGTTACCTGATATCAGGAATTCTGTGGTGCTTCCAGTGAACTCAAAATGAAGCTGAGGATAGGTTTCAAGCCCGCCGTTGTTGGTGACGGTAAGCGGGCTGCCGGCAACAAAATTAAAGTTTTTTTCGGTTGTGCTGTAAGCGAACGGGTCCGGGCAAATGAAGGTGACCGTTCCACGTCCGGTGTTCAACAGTTGGTCGAGATCCGTCTCGCCTGAAACTTTGGCCATGTAGTACTTGTCTGGCTCACTTGGTAGGATCAGCGGCATCGGTTTATCATAAAATAGCCAATCCACCAGAGCCCGTTTGGCGGCAGGCAGATCGGCTTTCGTAGCGGCCGAGATGACCAAGGTGATCTCGATTGTGCGCTCAGCTATGTTCTGACCAAAATAAAAACTCCCTGGTCGACCCGCAATCGCATTTGTCACCAAGGAGATGGGTGGATGAAGAGGGTTTTTGAATTGAATCACCCCTTTCGCACGATTGACTAATGTATCCTGTTTGTTAATTGCTGACGATATAAATGGGGCCAATTCTTCACCCAACCTTTGCATATCTGACCGATTCTGGAGAAAGACTGGTCGGGTAAACTGGACGATTACTGAAACCGGCGCAGATACTCTCGAACTCACTGATTGAACGGTCGCCCTACCAGCGCTTCCAGATCCGGTGACTGCTACAGGAAGTGCTGCCTGGGAAAGAAGGTTGCTGACTTGGCGGATTTGGGAAAGTCGAGACTTCATCCCTTCCTCGAATCCGATTGCTGTGTATCGTCCAAGTTCCATCGTCCGCCGGGATGGGGAGTTGATGTCCATTTCTTTTCTGATCGCATCCCAAGCTGAACGAGCAATTGACGCTGCTGCTCGGATAACCCCCCATTGACCACCAAGGATGCCAGAGGCAAACCCAGAAGCCACAGCAAGACCGAGTGAGTAGGTTCCGCTCACATGAAGATTACTTTTTGCTGTACCAGCTACGGATGAAGCCGCATTTGCGGCTTTACCTTTGTTGGATGAAATCCCGCTTGTAAATTCGCTACCTGCTTTCTTGCCGCCACCACCATCGGTTGCAGATCCGAGAGTTTTCTCAGTCGTAGACTTGAGTGAAGAAGCGGCTTTTTGCACATTCGGTTTGCTCGCATTTAACCCTGATGCATGAGAATCTCCAGCACTTTTCCCCTCTGGGTACAGATTGGTCTTTGTGTCTTTTTTCAGTAGAGCTTGAACCCCCTGGGCAAATTGTTGGATGTTGATTTTACCCGATTGAAGCCCGGACAGAAGGGTTTGAACGGTGAATTGGCCTTCGGCCCCGAGATTCACTTTAACCTTGCTTTTGATATTGAGCCCCAGTACTGCGGCCGCTTCTTGCAGATCAATTGCTCCTGACTGCATTCCTAACTTGAGGGTTTCGATGTTATGCTTACCCTCGGCTGAAAGGTCGAATTTCATCTTATCGTTGAGCTGATTCCGAAAATAGGTGTATACAGCATCAAAGGTATATGTCCCATCAGAAAGTCCTTTCGCGAACGTCTGGGCGCTGACTTTCCCCAACGGGCCAAGATCAATTTTCATCTTCGATTTGAGATCCAGTCCTAGCTGGTTGGCGATTTCCTCCGGTTTTTTCGCTCGAAGTCCATTTGTGAAAGTCTCAATCGCCTTAATTCCCTCTTGCGTGAAGTTACCAGAACCATATACTGCCCGGAGTTGACTCATATGTGCAATAGCCACATCCCGGGCTGTATATTTTCCGGTTTGCAGCCCCTTGATAAAGGAGTTGATGGTCACCATACCTTCGGGACCCAGATCGATCCTAAAGCCATCCCGAGTTTGGACTGCCAGCGCTTCCGTTGCTATTCGTGCTTGTTTACCGCCCTTTTTAATCATATCGGCAAGTTGGTTCACGGATGCCGTGCCCATGTTACCGTACAATTTGATGAGTTCTTGTTGCCGTTTCTTAACCTCTTTTGTTGAGTTAGCTGCATCTTGAATAATGCTGTCAGTGTATTCGCGGAATCGTTCTTTACCTTCTTTCATCAGTTCTTCATCGCTTTTCATTAGACCCGCTTTGGCAGTGACATACCCTTCATATCGATCCAGCATTTCTCCTGTTTTGTAATCGTACAAATACGCCTCATCAGACAAGTCATTTCTTAACTCTTTTATTGCTTTTGCCCGGGCTTGTTTGGCGACTGTGATTTTTTCCTGTTCCCCTTGATTTACAATCTGGATGATTTGGTCGTATTGATCTTTCGTTATATTTCCATTTGCAAATTGCTCTTCCCAAACTTTCCGTTGCTCATTGGCCCATTTGTGAGCGGATTGAATAGCTTGGTCATAGGCTCCTTGAATTTCCTTGAGCCACTCTTTTGCCCCTTGGGCAGTGATTTTCCCTTGGTCGGCGTTGATGCTTTCCATATAGCTGTTTAAGTCATCGATTTTCTTCACAAAGGTTCGGGAAGTCTGATCCAAGTCCTTCAGGGCCTGTTGATATGCTGCCGCAAATTGTTTGGGCATCTTTGATACATCGCCACCGTATTGTATCAGCCCTTGCCGGATGATTTTATTGGCATCCTGAACCCTTCGGATCTGGGCATCGATGGCTTTGATGGCAGTGTCGGTGACGTTTTGGACAGCTGGCTGGAGAGCTTTGGGCACTTGGTCTAAGAGGCCAGCAGCAGCTTTTTGTACATTGACTTTGTCCTGGTTCAAGGCCGCTGTAATCTTATCTCCCATTTGAGCGAAGATGTTGACTGTTTCGTCCACGATCCGTTTCGCTTCGGCCCCGGAAGATATTCTCAATTGGGCCAAGTTGACCATTGCCTTGTCACGGAGATCCATATACCCTTTTGCAGCCTGGATTGTCCCCTGTGATACTCCATATCCGAAGCGGATGGCGTTTTCCTCTGTCGTTTTCATATCTTCGGATACCTTACGATTGATCGCAATGAGTCCCGCGAGAACAGTTCCTATACCAACGATGGCCGCTGTAAACGGATTAGCGATGGCCACAATGCCGGCAACAGCGGCCCCCAAAGCAAGAACACCGGCAGTTGCAGCAGTAAATATCCCTATCGCTTCCTTTGTACTTGGACTGAGCTGGGAAAACCAATCTACCACTTCGTTTAAGTCATTGGCGACAGCTTTCAGGACAGGCAGAAAAGCAGATCCAATTTGAATTTGGAACGTCTCCCAGCTTCCACGGAGTTGTTCAATCGTTCCTTTCAGGTTGTCCATCCGCTTGGCCGCTACTTCTGCCGCTGTTGTTTTGCTCATCGCGTCAGACATTGCCCGGACACCGGTTGCTCCTTCTTTGAAAGCGATATTAGCTGCCCGGATCGCATCGGTTCCGAACATGGTTTGCAGTGCTTGGATTCGCTGTTGTTGGGTCAAACCGCTTAAATGTTGTTGCAATATGCCTGCAATGTCAGCAAAAGATTTTAGCTTTCCGCTGGCATCGAAAAACTGATTTTTGCCGTCTTTGGTTATGATTCCAAGCTTTTTCATCTCTGTGATAGCTGGTTTTGTTGATGGGGTGAGATTCAAAAGCATTGTCTTCAGCGATGTTCCGGCATCACTTCCACGAAGCCCATTCTGGGCAAATACCGCCAATGCTGTTGCCGTGTCTTTAAATGTCAATCCTACGCCTGATGCTACTGCTGCAACCTGCGAAAGTCCAAAATTAAGTTCTTTTACATCGGTTGCTGAAGCGTTTGCGGCTCCAGCCAGAATGTTGGCCGCCTGGGCAACGGAGAGATGATCCGCTCTGAAGGCGTTCAGGGCAGTTGACGCAATCTGAGCAGCTTCCGCAAGGTCCAATTCGCCGGCGGCTGCCAGGTCAAGAGCACCCTTGAGACCCCCATTGAGAATATCAGCGGTGGAAACGCCGGCTTTTGCTAATTCCTCAATCCCTTGCTCTGCCTCCGTTGCGGAGAATTTGGTTGACGCCCCCATCTGAATGGCCAGTTGGCGAAATTGCTCCATCTCTTGAGCTGAAGCGCCCGTCACAGCTTGAATACTGGATAGTTGCGCCTCAAAATCGGCAGCTTTCGTTACCGCGCTTCCGAAAGCAACTGCCAAACCGGTCGACATTACCCCTAAAGCAGCACCCGTTTCGATCGCTTGATCCCGGATGTGGAACATGCTTTTGTTATAGTTGCCAAAAAAGGATGATTGCTTGTTCAATTGCTGATTTGTTTGTCTGAGCGAACCTTCGAGTCTGGCCAATGCTGCTTGGGCTTTGTTCATTTGGATGGCCAGTTGCTGGGCTTGTTTGGATTCAGCCCCCAATTTTTCACTCGTCTGTTGATGAGCTTGAGCCAATAGTGATACCTTTTGTTTTTGAAGATCGATTTGTTTTCCAAGTATTTGCGCTTGATTTTTCAATAAATCCTGCGATTGCCCAAATGCCTTCACCTTTGCGCTGCTGGCGTCAAATTCGCTTTTTAACAACCTCAATTGGCGATCAACCTGGGCCACGCCTTGAGCAAACCCCTTGCTATCAAGCGTTACCTCACCTTTTATCCTCCCGAGTATCTCCTCTGCCATCCTCTCACCTCCCTTGCTCTAAAAAATCCCTAATTGATCGATGTAAACGACCTGCTTCTCAGGCTTTTTCTTCTTGAGTTCACATGCTTGAAGCCGCATGTAATATACAATGTCCATTTGATCAATTTCATGGAGTTTCCATCCGGCTTGTATGAGGTTCAAGTACATTTCCTCTATGATTTCCGCCGGTTTGATTTCTTTTTTTCGGTATCATCGTCCAATCCCTCAAATGGTTCCATCGTTTGGCTGATGATCCCGTGCACGATCGACCAGGATTGGTCAACGATCTGTCGAGCATCGGTTCCATGTTCATATTCCTCAGCCGAGAATTGCCCGCCAAACACTTCGGAAATGAAATGATACAACTCATCCAACAGAGCCTGTTGTTCTTCGGCCGTCACTTTCCCGCCGTTTTCTTGGTCGAGAAGCTTTTGCAGATATTTATTTCGTTTCTCATCTAAATCAATTGCCTTGCGGAACATATAACCTGAAATAAAGTCCTGCGAAAAAGTTTTGGTTTCATCATTGACCCGAAGCTTTATTTTCAGCATCTTATCCCTCCATTAAAGAAAGAAGGAAGCCGGTTAATTCCGGCTCCCCATCATGTTCCAGGCTGGGTGTCTGGCTCAATCACTTGTTGGAACCAAATGTCTTTGAGTTGGAAAGTTGAATCAGAGGTATCGCCAGCGATGCTCCAGTTTCCATCGTAATTTCGTACCACAAAATTCCCTTTGATTGTCGGGTGTTGGAATTCCACTTTGTCTGCTTTCGTATTGTGGTTCATTTCAACTGGTTGAAACTTTCCTTTGTACAACCAAACATACATTTCCGATCCATCAGATTTAGGTGAACGGTATCCTAGAGCTACATAGGGGGCGATATCGTCCACATTTTTCACCAACATGCCGTTGGCATAGGTATGACCAAGCAAAGTCGCTTGTTTGTCGAGAGGAAGAGAGGTGATTTCAAACTCTACCTCAATTGCACCGAGAGACGTGGCCGTTTCGACAGGGCCATCGTCACCGTAGTCTGTGGCCGTTTCTACGTTTGGCGTGATCTTTGCTGTTACTGCCGGGGCTAATTTCTCCGGTGTGTTGTACGTAGCGCCAGTTGAATCGTCTTTGGTCAACACAGCGAAATATAAATCTTTCAGCCCGATAAATGCAGATGTGCTTACTCCTGTTGGCATTGTCTATTCCTCCTTAAATATCGAATTTCCCACTGTATCTCATGGGTTTGTGAAAGACTCTTGTATCCTCCTCAAATAGATCAGTAGTGAACGTGCGATAAAACCCGGCATTCCCCATCGATTGATCAACTTCCAGGGCGATCGGTGAAATTTGGGCCGGATCTTTTGTCCAGATGGAGATTTGAAATGAAATTGTGCTGGAAATCGGGTCATCATCGGCATAGTCTTCATCCGTGTTATTTAGCTCATAGTAGGTGATTCGAGGGAATTCCTCAGCGTCCGGAGCCACCATGAAGTAGATCCGGGGCCCGCCAAGCAATGAAATAAGCGCCTGATTCGATTCAAGCGCTGATACCACGAGTGGTTTAAGGTTAATCATAGGCTGATCCCTTTCCTCAACTTTTCGGCCATTGCTTCTGTTACTTGCGGGGCCGATTCATCAATACTTGGCCCTACAAAGGGATGAGGAGACATCTTCGACGTGCCGAACTCGAGGAACTGAGCGTAAAAGGATTCTTTGCCGGGGCCGACCTCGATCGCTTTTACCCCGTCTTTTTGTTTCACACGGCTCATCTGGATATTTTCTTTCAAGTGTTTCCTCATTTTGTCGGATGGTCCGGGCGCATTCCGACTCATGGTTTCCTGAAGTTCCTTTGCGCCTGCCCGGAGCGCTTCATTTTCGACTCGAGCCGCCCGGGCACCAAGCTGTCGGAGTTTGAGAATAATATCATCCATACCGACAAACTCCATCTCAGTCACCTGCAGTCACTTCCTTCGCAAAAATATCCGTTTCCTGATGACGGCCATTCAGATCGACTGATTGTACAATATCGAATTGCCGCCCGGCATAAAGGATTCGCATGCCTGGGGTCACATCCGGACGATACCGGACCCGGAAGCGGACAAAACTTTCCGCATTGATAGCGGCTGCCTGGAGAAACTCGCGCCATCGAGAGGTCATTGGTTCAAAAGCCGCCCATACGGTTGCGACATCACTCCAAGTCTCCCGGACGTTTCCCTCAGCGTCCCGGGCCGTAGTTTTCTGCTGGATAGTAATCCGATGTCGAAGGTCACTGATTCTCATTTTTCGCTGTTCCCTTACTGTTTGTTTTCGCTTTTGACTTCAGCGAGGCTATTTCTTCGCCAATAAATCCTCCTTTGCGCAGCTCTTCTGCCCTGGCCGCATCGGTTGTCTCATAAATACTGCCTTCTCGGTAGAAGACCTGAGTGAATCGATCAATGAAAGGCGTTTTTACCGCGTATTTAGGCATTTTTTCACCTCACTACGTTGTTTCAGTAGGATCACTGTAATCCTTCAATTGCAAGATGATGCTCTGAAGGGCAAAGTTGAAACCATCAATCTTTTGGCTCGGATCTCGGTTTTCGTAATGCATTGCAACGTACATCATGATTGCCAGCTTGTAAAGGTTACTGTCCGATTCCGGAACCCCTGCATTAGTCAAGTATTCCTGAGCGCTATCAACAAGAAGAGTGAGGATGGTGTCATCCTCACTCACATCAATCCGAAGATAATTTTTAAGCTCATCCAAAGTCAGGGCAAGCATTTGTCATGCCCCCTTAAGATGATGCAATAATCCCGAGACTGCGAAGAACTGCGAGAATTTGATTTTGCTTGGTTGCAATTTCTGTTGTAGTGGCTGTTTCCGGGTCGGGATGGTCGGCAATAGCATCAGCTTGCTTGCCGTCAGCAGTGATTTTTCCTCCTGGCGTCAGGTCAATTTGGTTTAGATACACTGTCTACACCTCTTTCATTAAGCTTGCTGTGCAACTTTAGCAATGCGAAATGCGGATTTCAGTTTGATTTGATGATCAAACCAAGCCGTGACAACAAATTGCTCAATACCGGTGGTGATATCCTTTTGGTTCTCATACAGCGTGTTCAAGTCATAGTTGAAATGAGAGAAAGAGAAATCGCCGACAACCGGATAGACCGCACTATCACAGAACACCACAGGTTTCCCCAGGATTTGCTCTGGCTGTGCCATGTACAGGGTTGCATTACCGTTTGCCAGCGTTTCGATCATGTCAGAGTAATCCTGATACCGCATGACAATCGTGGCGTTCTCGCGGTAATCCTCATAGAGGTCTGCCAATGCCGACTTGATTGCCTTATACAAGTTCTCCTCAGTGGTCTCGGTGATGCCGGCTGCGTAGAAGGACATATGTTCTTCACCAGTATTCGGAGTGGTTGCAAAGGCCACTTTCTTTTCTTTAGCCGCAACGCCGGATTGCAAGGCCATTTCAACGTAAGAGACCAGATTCTCGTCAGAGCCGTTCAACACCGTCTCAGAGATTCCCGCCAAAACCTTGAATTTATGCTTTTGCTTTGATGAGGCGTTGCTTTGGATCTTCGATGGATTGCACATTGTTTTTCGCCTCGAATCGGGCTCTTTGTTCTTCTTCCAGGACATCATGCTGTTGTTTTATAATGTCAAAACGCATTTTCAGGTCTTCTTTCGACTTCTGGAGAGCCTGAATCTCTTCCATTGTCGTCTTTGGGTCGATAGCCTTCTCAGCCAGTTCGCTTTCGACTTTTTGCAATTGCTGACCAATCGTCACCAAATCTTGTTTCATTTCATACAAAGTTTTCATCTGATCAATCCTCCTAAAATTGAGTCAATATAGACTGAATTTGCTTTTGCTTCTTCGGAAATTCGCTTGCGAATCTCTATTTCTTGGGCTGAAATAGCCATTTTTTCAGGTGTTTCGCCTTGGTTTTTTAGCTGTTTGGGCACGTTTTTGTATCGATTGAGCCACTCATCACTAATTGATGCGGCTGCTTGGCTTTCTTCCAACACAACGTCACACAAACCGTATGCATAAGCCTCGTCAGCCGAAAGCCAGGTTTCTGCGTCAAGCATCTCCTGCAGCTTCTCGTCTGTTAGCTTACTGCCAGCTTTTTGCAAATACGTTTGCTTGATGGATTGCCCGATTCGATCCAAATCATCCGCGATTTTACGCAGTTCAGCGGCATTTCCAACGGCAAAACTCCACGGATTATGGATCATCAGCATCGAATTTTTGGGCATAGAGACTGTATCGCCAACCATTGCAATGACAGATGCGATCGAGGCGGCCAGAGCGTCCACATAAACGTTTATTTTGGCCTTGTGGCGCTTGAGCATGTTGTAGATTGCGACGCCTTCAAAGACGTTTCCCCCGGGGCTGTTGATATACAGGTTGATCATGGAGACATCGCCTGCGGCATCGAGGTCGTTTTTGAAACTCATGGCGGTTGTGTCTTCCTCGTACCATTGAGAGCTGACGATATCACCGTAAATAAAAATGTCCGCCGTTTTTGCGTCTTCGGCAGACAGTTTGATTTCCCAGAATTTAGTTGTTTGCTGCGTTTTCACCCGATTTCACCCCCTTTCTCAGGCTCGGGTCCATATCAATCGGGTATAAATCGCCGCTGAGATAGAGTTTTTCTCCTCCCGGCTCCGGCGGCAAATCTTCCAACTGGCGCACTTCATTCGGCTTTAACCAGCCTGTTCGGATTCCTTTCATATAGTAATCTGATTGTGTAGCTGTATCACCTCGCAGTAGAGCATTTACATTAAATTTGAAGTAATAACCGGCTTGCCTTTCAGTCGGTGCAAGCAATTTTCGGTTAAATTCCTGTTCATATTGCCTGACAATGGGCATCAAAGTCAGTTGTACAAACTCTCGCATGAGTTGTTCCATGCTGGAGTAGCTTTGCCCCTCGCTGTCATTGAGCATATGGGCCGGGACATTGAACACGTTGGCCACCCTCGACCTCGTGATCCTCTCAGATGTGAAAATATCGGCAGCAATGAATTTGCGTTCGATAGGATCAATCTCCACGCCCGGTTCTTGGAACAAAATTCCCCCATTATCTTGGTAAAATCGCTTGAAATCGTCAATTACCCGTTGCCTTTTCTCCATATCCACGTTCGCTGCATATTTCAAGATGAAGGAGTTTGGCGCGCTCTGCATCTCCTTCAAACTGAATTCGCGGACCGCTCGGTCAAAATCATTGGTATTGGCCAATACCTTAATCGGACTGATCCCCTTCACTGCGCTGCTCCCGATAATGTGTTTGAAATGAAGAACGTCCATATTGTAGAAATAGTACGTGCCATTGTTGCCAATAACCTGATACCACAAATCACCGGTATCCGTGTCGAAAACAGGGTCTACATAATCCGGATTAAGCGGAGTCAGTCTTGCTACTTGCCCGCGAATATCCCGCTCAATGAGTGCGTATGAATTGCCCTTTTCATTTCGTATCGTCTCCAAGTTCCGGATAAACTCAAAAGAGGTCATGTTCGCGTTTGGTCCGTTTATGAGTACGTCCGCTGCCTGATTAGATGCCAGATCATAATTTCGATAGAGCTTGAGCGGAAGAGACGCCAAACTATTTGACAACCGCGTGATCACGCTGAAAATCGTTTCGTTTGTCGCAAGAGTTGAATTGTCTATCCCCCAAAACGTTCGTCCCATCCAGTTTGTGAAGTCGAAATTTTCACCTTTCCAGCCAGTGATGGCGCCATTAATAGCCGCTTTAAGTCTGGTAAGCCATCGCAAATAATCACCACCTTTCATCGTTTGAGTAGATCGTTCATGGATATAACGCTAATGTTTCCAGCGCCTTGAGGTGCAACCATCCTTTTCATTACTTCTGTATGAGCGTTCAACCATGCGGCAAACCCATCAATTTTTCGGTATCGGCTCTGTTTCGTAGGGAGCCAGTTACCGTTTCGGTCTTCCACCAGCTTGACGTTGTTGAGATACCAGCGAAACAGTTTATTTCTGTTGAAAATCACCTTTCCATCAAGTAAAAGTTCCTTCACATCCTTGAGTGCTGGGCTGAGAGTGATGGCCCCTTGCCGGACTACTTGAGTCTGGAACCCATAGCCTTTCATCTCTTCGACCAATCGGAAGGCATTGGCTGGGTCGTAAGTAATCAATTCGATTGCGTACCGCTTGGATTGATCGACGAACCAATCGAAAACATACTTGTAATCGACGTAATCGCCCGGGCAGATCGTGAGTAGCCCTTCCTCTTGCCACTCACAGAATGGTAGTTTTTCGTTATCCAGCTCTACCTTCCGTCGCGGCACAAAAGAATGAGATAGGACCGCTACCCGTCCGTCAGCCAGCCAGAATTCCAAGCAGACGGCGGTAAAGTCTTCGGTCTGGGATAAGTCAAAGCCGCCGATGCAGCTCATTCCGGTCAAATCATCCGGGGCGATCGTGCTGTCGTTTCGCTTGATCACCTCGTAATCAATGAAAGATTGCTCATCTGACTGAACGAACAGATTGAGCCGCTTGGTGATAAAGTCATTACGTTCTGCTGGGATGTGTTTTCGGGTGTTCCACTCCTCGATCATGGTTTCGAGATCGATCGACACGCCCAGATTTGGGTTGGCTTTTACCCAGTTTTCAGGATTAGCGATGTCGTCATCCTCGTCCAGTTCCGCGATGAAGTAGAACGATCGCTCATCCTGAATCACGCCTTCCAACACGTCCGCCGCTTTTTCGTAGTAGTCCATCAACGGTCCATCCAGTTGATAACCGGCGGTTGTGATATAAAGAATTAGCGGCTGCTGGCGCGCGCCGGTACTGTTTTTGATGACGTTGATTAGCTTGTAATCCTTATACTCGTGTATCTCATCGAAGATCCCGAGATGACAGTTCAATCCGTCCAGTTTTTCGCTGTCGGATGCCTGCGGCTCGATCTTGGAAAACGTCTTGTCAAAATGAATCGCATCCCGCAACACCCGGAAGTGTTTGGACAAGAGCGGCGATGACTTCACCATCTTCTGGCACTCATCGAATACCACGCGGGCCTGTTTCATGGAGTTGGCCAGCAAATAGACATCGGCGCCCTTTTCGCCGTCTTTGGAGCATCCGTAGTTGGCCAAACCGGAAACCATCGTCGATTTCCCGTTTTTTCGGGCAACAAAAATAAGCCCCTCTTTAAATCGACGGAGCCCAGTGTCTTTGTGAACCCAGCCATAAAGCGAACCAATAACGAAGTGTTGCCAGGGCTGGAGAATCAAACGCTTGTAATTCCCTTTCGATGGCTTGCAAAAGCGCTGGATGAACTCGATTGGCCGTAATGCCTTTTCCTTATCAAATACAAACGGGAAATCGTCGGTTCCCTGACGCTCAAGATCGCGCAAATGACGCTCGCAAGCCAAACGTACCTTTTTTGAAACGACTATGCGGCCAGCAACTGCGTCCTTGGCGTATGCAGTGGTGAATAACTCAGAAGTTTTCAAAGTCATCACCCGCATTTTCCGTCAACTGCTCTTGCAGTCGTTTCCGGCTAGCAGGCGTTAAAGCTAACTCGGCCAACAGCTTGCGGATCTGCTCGATGATTTTTGGGATTTCGATGGCCAATGGATTTTTGACAAGGTTTGTCTGACCGCCCTTGTTTGTGTACTCCATTACGCTTCCCAGTTCTTTGATCTTCTCTGTGTACTCCGCATAAAGCTGGAAAAGATAAGCGACCGTTTCAACTATAATGGGGTCGGTTGATTCGGCCCGACCCTCTGCTTCTAACGTTTCCCATATTCTTACCCATGTTTTTTTCCCAATCGTGTTTAAGCGTTTTGGTTTTGATCTGCTACTCATGCGATCACCCCCTTTTTTGTTTTTTCCGGGTTCATGGAAAACGTTCCGCGCTGAAAACGAAGGGGCCGCGCCGGTCTACGAGCTCCCGAAACCCAGAATTTTGGGTAGGGGGGCTATGCCCTCTCCTCGTTGGCCACCGATCGAATCACACGCGCTTTCCGCTTCCTCTGCTTCTTTGGATTCCTCTGTCCCTTCTCCGGATGCAATTGGTTGTGGCATGTCGCGCAAATGCTGATGAGGTTCGATTCATCTAGTGCTCGACTCGGGTTGTCGGTCAGGTGCTCGATGTGGTGCACCGTATTAGCAGGCGTGAGCAGTCCCTTCTTTAAGCACACCTG